ATGACCATGTTCAAAGAATTAATGGACACAAGACAAGATGATGGCAAACCAGAAGGTGGTGGAGACATTGTTCCTTCAGAAGAAGACACAGCCAAAGATCAATTCCACAAAGGCTATGATCTTAAACAGTCTGATGGTTATTCAGGTTCATCACTTACCAACCACTCAAAATAATTTTCCGTAAATACAAGTATGGCACAAAGTTTACAAGGTAACCTCACCAAAAAGGCACATGCCAAAATAAAGTTCACAGAAGCACAAATACTTGAACTTAATAAATGCATGGATCCAAAAACAGGACCATTGTATTTCTGCAAACATTACTGCATGATACAGCATCCTACTAAAGGATCAATGAAATTTGAAATGTTCAAATATCAAGAAGGACTGGTAGATACCTATCATCAAAATAGATTTGCAATTGCCATGTTGCCCAGACAAACTGGCAAAACCACATGTGCCGCGGCATATCTTGTATGGTATGCAATGTTTGTGCCAGACTCGCAGATATTAATTGCCGCTCACAAGTTCACAGGTGCACAAGACATTATGAACAGAGTGAGATACACCTATGAAGCACTGCCAGACTTCCTCAGAGCAGGTGCTTATTCATACAATAGAAACACACTTGAATTTGACAATGGTTCTAGGATTAAAGCAACCACCACAACAGAGAACACTGGTAGAGGTATGTCACTTTCTGTCATATACTGTGATGAGTTTGCATTTGTGCAACCACCCAGCAAAGCATCTGAGTTTTGGACATCGCTGGCACCCACATTGGCCACAGGAGGTAAATGCATCATCACATCCACACCAAACTCTGATGAAGACCAATTTGCACTGATATGGAAAGAAGCCAACAAACGCACAGATGAATATGGCAACGAAATGCCTGTGGGTAAAAATGGATTTGCCGCTTTCAAAGCATCATGGCGAGAACATCCTGAACGCACAGAAAAATGGGCCAAAGAAGAACGTGCAAGAATAGGCGAAGAAAGATTTAGACGTGAACATGACTGCGAATTTTTGATTTACGACGAAACTTTGATCAAGCCAACAAAACTTGTTGATCTTGAAGGGGTAGATCCTGTTGAAAGACACGGCCATGTGCGATGGTACAAACGTGCTGAAAAAGGCAAAGCATACATTGTTTGCATGGACCCTTCACTAGGCACAGGTGGCGACTATGGTGCCATCCAGGTGTATGAACTGCCAACCATGACACAGGTTGCTGAATGGCAACACAATGCCACACCCATACAAGGTCAAGTGAGAATCATGAAGCAGATAATAGAACAGTTGGCAGAAGACTTGCAAACCAAAGGCATACAACAACCAGAAATATACTATTCAATCGAAAACAACACCATAGGCGAAGCAGGATTAGTTGCTATTTCAGACATTGGTGAGGAAAACATACCAGGACAGTTTCTGTCAGAAACAATCAAAAAAGGCCATGTACGCAGATTTAGAAAAGGCTACAACACCACACACAATTCTAAAATGAGTGCTTGTGCAAAATTCAAACAAATGGTTGAAAATGATTCCATGGTGATCAAATCAAAAAATCTTGTGTCAGAACTAAAAAACTTTGTTGCATCTGGCAACAGTTTCAAGGCTAAACCAGGAGAACACGATGATCTAGTGATGTCAACACTGCTAGCAGTGAGAATGGCCAGCACTATTTCAGCATGGGACCAAAAACTGTTTGAAAGACTACGTGACTCAGAGGAAGAACTGATCTTGCCTATGCCAATAATCATGTCATAAATACACTGATGGATCTAAATTTAGTTGCACAAGACTTGTTTGATGAACTCAAATCAAGGTATTCACATCTTACACTAGGTGATGATCAAGCAATGACCACCACAGATCCACAATTAGCAAGATTTTTTAAGTTTGATTGGAACAACAATGCAGTTTCTGTTGCAATAGATGAAGATAATCTTAGATTAGTGTACAACAAAGACCTAGCAGATTCATTGGAAGAAGAAGATCAACAGTCATGGTACGATTTTGCACGCACCATGCGTGAGTTTGCTGTGACACACAACCTTGGTTTTAAACCACAAGACATAGAAAAAATTGACTTAGAACAGGGGGATTTTGAATTCCTTTCTCAAGTAAATACAGTACAGGAAAGCAAAATGCACGGCACATCAAAATCATCTTACAACACTTTAGACAAAACCAAAATGATCATACGTCACTCCAAAGCAGTGGACGAATCAATTCCTGGTGCAAGATCAAGAAACATTGACTGCATCTTTATTGAAAATGCACAGGGCGAACGTTTTCGTTTTCCATTCAACTATCTACACGGTGCAAGAGCCATGCAGATGCATGTGGCCAAAGGCGGCAATCCTTATGATGGCATTGGCGAATCAATTGTAGAACAAGTGGCCAACATTGCAAAGTTAAGAAAATTTACACAGTATGCCAACAAAATGAACATGGTTGACGAAAATACAGAACCATATCTCACAGGCGCAAACCAAAGAATCAAAGAAACCAAAAAACTTTTATCAAAACTACAGAATCAAAGCACATACGAATCCGCATTGGAAGATCTTAATGCCAGCACTACTCTAGAAGAAGATGAAGTGCAACACATGGTTAAATTGTTCACCAAAGAGGTTTTTGACGAAGAACTTGTTGATGCATTCAAACTATTGCCTATAGTGGAATTTGATGACGAAGAAGGCAAAGACAGACGTGACGTCATGACTCAAGCATCCACAGCATCAAGGTATGCTCAGTATGTGGACAACTGGCTAGCAGATCCTAAATCCATGCTGATCCTCAAAAAAGATGATTCATATGATGCACTGCAAAACAATTTGAGATCACAGCAAAAAGAGACTGACATGAAATTGATGACTATATTAAGAGACATTGCCACAAGATTTTTATCTTCAGATCAAGAAGATGATGCACTGGTTAACTTTGCATCAGACATGGAAGCACAGATTTCGCAATCACAAGAATTGTTTGCAAAGCCTGATCCAGAAACAAAACGTCTAAAAGGCACTGCTATTAAGTTGGCCAACAAATATTTGCAGGACATGAAAAAAATTAAGCAAGACGATGCATACAAAGATCAAGTTAGAAAATCACCAGAAGACATCAAAGCATTTAAAAACATCAAAGGCCAAGAAATAGACAAAGGCAAATTGGCCAAACAATACAAAAGAAAATACAAAGATGAATCAGAACAATTTGAAGCATGGGCTACAGCACAAACTGAAATGCTGGAAAGCACACTGGATGAAGACAACATTGAACCATCAGAATATCAAGATGCTTTTGTAAAACCACAAAAAACTTCTGAAATCAACACAATAATCAACTCTCACAAAAAACTGGCAGACGTATAATGAATCTAAACGAACTATTTGAATTTATGGATCGTGAGCCTGTTTCAAATAGTCCAGCTGCCGACAAACTTGCACAAAAAGCCTCATCATATGGCAAAGACGACATGGACTACAATGATATCATGCAAGCCGCAGAACTGTTGCGAGCAGGCAAATTAAAAACACTTGGCAAATTTGTCAACGATCTAGACACTGATCCAAGAGAATTAATTATGTCAACAATCAGCGATGTTGAACCAGATACGTTTAAAAAAATGTATGGCGACCAAACAGGCTATATGAGCCTGATGAAACCAAATTAAAATAATTCTTGACAGAATAAACAAGTTTGTGTATTATACACACTACAGTGATACACACTAGGCAAACAAAAGGAGGCTTACATTATGGCAACACTGGCAGAAATAAGAGCTAAATTGCAGGCTCAAACATCAAAACCTTCAGGTGAAGGCGGCGGTGACAATGCAATATACCCACACTGGAACATTCCAGAAAATTCAGAAGCAGTGCTAAGGTTTTTACCAGACGGTGACACCAACAACACATTCTTTTGGACAGAACGAGCAATGATCAAACTACCGTTCAACTCAGTCAAAGGAGATGCAACATCAGGTCCTGTACAGGTACAGGTACCATGCATGGAAATGTATGGAGATGCATGTCCAATACTTGCAGAAGTAAGACAGTGGTTCAAAGATAAATCTTTGGAAGATCTAGGCAGAAAGTACTGGAAGAAACGTTCATACATATTTCAAGGTTTTGTGACAACATCTCCACTGCAAGAAGATGCAACTCCAGACAATCCAATCAGACGCTTTATTATTGGTCCACAGATTTTCAATATCATAAAGTCTGCACTGATGGATCCTGAGATGGAAGACCTGCCAACTGACTACACCAGAGGTGTTGATTTTAGAATCAACAAGACCACAAAAGGTGGTTATGCTGATTACTCAACATCAAAATGGTCAAGAAAAACAACTCCGCTGACAGAAGAACAGAACACAGCAATCAGTACGAATGGTCTGCACAACTTAGGCGACTTCTTACCCAAGAAACCAACTGAAGTTGAGATCAAAGTGATGGAAGAAATGTTCCGTGCATCAGTGGATGGTGAGTCTTATGACGCAGACAAGTATTCACAGTACTTTAGACCCGCAGGACTCAGAGCACCTGCCACAGGCAGTGGAACCACAGCACTTCCACAAGGCCAAGCAGTGAAAACAGAAACTGCACAGCCAACTGTGACTGCGACACCCGAGCCTACTCCTGCTCCACAACCAGAAACTGCTCCCGCTCCACAACCAGCAACTGCTGAAGGTGGTAACTCCAAAGCAGAAGACATTCTGGCAATGATCAGAGCAAGACAATCCAAGTAATCCAACAGGGGGTAGAAATGCCCCCGTTGACACAATGTCAAAAGTTTCATATAATAAGCAAAAGGATAAAACAACATGGTCAAACCGTTTGATGTAACAAAATTTAGAAAGTCCATAACCAAGTCCATTGATGGCTTGGGCATTGGCTTTAACGATCCTACTGATTGGATCTCCACAGGCAATCACGCTCTAAACTATTTGATTTCGGGCGATTTTTACAAAGGTATTCCACTAGGCAAAGTAACTGTGTTTGCTGGTGAATCAGGATCAGGTAAATCATACATTTGCTCAGGCAACATCATTAGAGAAGCACAGAAAAATAATATATTTGTCATACTAATTGATTCTGAAAATGCACTGGATGAAGCGTGGCTACAGGCCATAGGTGTTGATACATCAGAAGACAAATTGCTGAGATTAGGCATGTCAATGATTGATGATGTGGCAAAGACCATATCAAACTTTATGAAAGAATACAAAGTAGACTACGGAGACAAAGATCAAGAAGAAAGACCCAAAGTGCTGTTTGTACTAGATTCATTGGGAATGATGTTGACTCCCACAGATGTTGATCAATTTGAAAAAGGTGACATGAAGGGTGACTTAGGTCGAAAACCCAAGGCATTGACAGCACTTGTGAGAAACTGTGTCAACATGTTTGGCTCTTACAATGTGGGCATGGTAGCAACCAATCACACATATGCATCACAAGACATGTTTGATCCAGATGATAAAATATCAGGCGGACAAGGTTTCATTTATGCATCAAGTATTGTGGTAGCAATGAAGAAATTAAAATTAAAAGAAGATGAAGCAGGTAACAAAGTAACTGATGTGAGAGGTATTCGTTCTGCATGCAAAGTGATGAAGACACGTTTTTCCAAACCATTCGAAGGTGTGCAATTGAAAATTCCTTATGAAACAGGAATGAATCCGTATTCAGGACTGCTTGACCTTTTTGAAAAGAAAGGCATCATCACACAGTCAGGCAACAGATTGAAATACATCACACAAGAAGGCAAAGAAATACTTGATTACAGAAAAAACTGGGGTGCAGACAACCTTAAAATTGTCATGCAGGAGGTAAGTAATCAGTTTAATGAAGGAGACGATACAGCAACACTTGCTGTTGATGAAGAAGATGGAGACACAAATGCTGATTGATGTTTGGGGATTGATGAAAGCCTATGTTTCTGCCAAAGACAAATCTGTTGTGGCAGAAAAGTTTGTGGACATTGCCATGGACAATGGTGTTGAAGATGAAGAACTCAAAGAATTAATCGGCCATGATGACGAATTAGATGAAGCCATTCGTTACAATCTCGACATTGAACAAGACGAAGAAGACTATGAGGATGCATGAACTGGTTTTCCAGAGTTACGCAAGACATTTCCAAAATACCTGATGCTATTGCATACTATGAAGCAGAACTAAATCAAGCATCTGCTGAAGTAAAACTGCATGGGAACTTAGAAAAACAATCATCAGCCATGCCAGGTGTTGTGGAATCTCGCTTTCGTCAACTGCAGGAAGTTGAAGGCATTCTCAAACACTTAGAAATACAACTGCGTAAACTTAAAACCAAGCACTACAAAAAATATTTAGAGAACTATCAAAGAGCACTGACTTCACGTGATGCTGAAAAATATGCAGAAGGTGAAGACGAAGTGTGTGACTATGAAGCCATTGTGAACGAATGGGCACTGCTACGTAACAAATGGCTGGGTGTGATCAAAGCACTGGATCAAAAGCAGTGGCACATCACCAACATAGTAAAACTTAGAGTTGCTGGCATGGAAGATGCCAATCTTTAACCTATAATATAAATATTCCGAGTCAATAAGCAATTTTTTTTGACCAAAATTTTTTTTTGGCTCGAGTTCGAAAGGAAAAAAAATGACGCAACTCATCGACCCCCACAAATTTACAAAGACTGTTGGCCTTTTAAGGTCATTTTTTTTGGACAAAGGATTCTTAGAAGTCCACACCCAAAACAGACTATCAATACTTGCCGCTTGTGAAGACCCGTTCAATGTAGCAACCTACAACTATGCAGGCAATGTTTGGCCCCTGCCACAAACAGGCCAAATGTGGCTGGAACACGAATTATTAAGTAGCCCCTCTAGTAAGGGGTTTTTTTGTGTCTCCACTTCATACAGACAAGAGCCCAATGCTATCCCAGGTAGACATGACATAATATTTCCAATGTTTGAATTTGAAATGCCAGGCAGTGTTGATGACCTCAAAGCCATGGAGTATGAACTTGTAGAATATCTTGGATTTGGAGAACTCACAGAAAAAACATATGCGGATTGGCAACAACATTTTGGCATTGGTGCGGATGTAGAAATGACAGCAGAACATGAAACAGCCATGCAAAAAGAATTTGGTCAAACCATTATCACAAACTTTCCTGAAATGACTTCACCATTTTGGAACATGGCCAGAAACGATGATGGCACAACTGCCAAAAAAATGGATGTCATTCTAGGCGGCATGGAAACCATCGGGTCAGCAGAACGTTCATGCAATGTTGACATGATGCGTGATACATTTCACTCCATCACAGATGGAGCATACTCAAAACTTCTGTTTGAACTGTTTGGCAAAGAAAGGGTAGAAGCAGAACTTGAAAAGTTTTTAGAGTTTGACTTCTTTCAACGAGTAGGCGGAGGCATTGGCATGACCAGAATGATCAGTGCTTTGGACAAACAATAAAAATTAATCTGGGGTGGTGGAATGGTAGACACGCCAAACTGTTTATTTGGTACTTAGGTATACTGCAATTTATTTAAGTGTGTAGGTTCGAGTCCTACCCCCAGAGCCATGCATGAGGCAAATATCTGTCATGCAAATCAAACTGTAGCTTTTCTGCACAACACCTGTTGCAAATTAACACTGTATTTTATGATTTTTGTGTCATAAATTAATATGGAAGACGGAAAAAATAAAATGAAAAAGATTTTAAAATTATTATTAAAACTACAGAAACTCAACACACTTGGCAACAAGAAAAACGTGAAAGAGGCATTCAAATACGTTTACTAATGGAAAGAAAGAAGGAAGAATGGAAAGAGCATTTGAAAACACTGCAAGAAGTCTTGGTCAGTTTACTCGTTTTGTCAATCATATTTTTGGCATTGACGATGAAAACATTATCAAGTTTTGCAGATACGAATATGGCACTGAATGGCAGTGGGCGTACCATACTTGGCAAAGGGAAAGAAAATTTCCTAATACACTCAAGAGAGACAACGCGATATAATGCGTGAACCGCAAATTTGGTTTTTTATTGTGACTGCACTAATGCTAGTAATTGGTGCAATCATAATGATGATTAAGATCACGCCAACACCTGAAGAAGACGAACGACGCTGGAACTGGATGCTTGGAAAAGGTCCTGATCCATACAAAAAGGAAAAAAAAGATGAGTAGAATCAAAGTCAACATATTAAAAGACAGCACCAACACGGATAGTTACAAGTATTCAAATTTAAATCTTTTGAGAATTGTAATGGCCGGCAACAGTAAAGCACGAAACAACAGCAGGAGATATAAATGAGCACCCTATCAAAATACTTGCACAATTTGAATCAATCACCTTTTCCGAAAATACAAGGAAAAACAACAAGAGGAAAAACAAAAAAATAATGCAATATCTAAAGAACTTACTAAACGCAATCAGACCGCAATCCAAACAAGAATGGATTGAGTCATACCTATCTCAGTCAGTGGATCGCTATGATCTAGAAGCAAGACAGCAAGAATTGACGAGGAAAGGTATATACTAGGATGATCAATTACGACGTAACACAATGGGCCACGATGTTTAGAGCGTCACAACTCTATCTTCGTGCTCTACGGCGTAAAAAACACGTATTTCCACACCAACAAATTCACAGTTTACATGCTTATAAACTTAATCATAAAGTTGTACAAGCATCACGTTTCACACCATATTATCACTTTTAATGCCTACCACAACAGGAGATTACATCATGTTAATTTTCATGATCTTGGCTGCCCTAATGGTAATTGCAGGTGTAATATTAATGGCAGTCAATAATCAATATAATAAAAAGTATTCAAATCAACTCATGCAGGCAAGAGTGCTGTTCCAAGGACTAGCACTGGCAGTTTTGTTTGTGGTGGTTTGGTTATCCACATAATTCTAATCATTCCATTGCAATAATCACACAGATTTGCTAAAATACTGTATCCAATTATATAAGAGGAGATAACAAATATGTTAGAAAAACTGTTTGGCCTATCCAAGGCCGGCACTACTATTAAAACGGAAATCATGGCGGGTGTTGCAACATTCTTGACAATGGCATACATCACTGTGGTCAATCCGGCCATACTTTCAACAGAAGGTACTGGCATGGCATTTGGTGCTGTGTTTACAGCAACAATCATTGCCGCTGTGGTAGGTACATTAATCATGGGACTATGGGCAAAGTGGCCTGTAGCACTCGCACCCGGCATGGGACTCAATGCATTTTTTACATTTGGTGTAATTTTTGGCATGGGGTACACATACAGTCAAGCACTGGCCGCTGTGTTTGTGGCAGGACTTGTGTTCTTGTTGCTGTCAGTGACGCCTGCTAGACGTTATATTATTAATTCGATTCCACGTTCAATGAAACTTGGCATCGGCGCAGGTATCGGACTGTTCCTTGCAATCATCGGCTTCAAGAATGCTGGTGTTGTGGTGGACAATCCAGCAACACTTGTGGGACTTGGTGACATTTCATCATGGCCTGTGTTGTTGGCAGGTTTAGGTTTTGCCATCATGGCAATACTGGACAAACGTAAGATACCAGGTGCAATCATCATTGGTATATTGGCAGTAAGTATCCTTGCATGGATATTTGGTGTTGCAGATATATCAGGTGTTGTGGGAGCAATTCCATCACCAACGCATGCATTC